CGTGTCCCTGCCGGGTGACGCGGCGTGCGATGAGAGACTGGAGACCAACGTGTGCGGATCCACCGTGGCACTCTGCGGATCGATGGCCGCGAGGATCTTAGAAAGCCCGCCGGTGGCGTTCTGCAAAGCATCTGGTGTCAATCCCTTGAACCCGCCCGGATCATCCTTGCCCGCCACGAAGATCGTCATCCCGGTTCCGTCTAGGATAGAGAGGATGGTCTGGGACACGCCGAACGAGCCGACCGATGACTGAACTGAGTCGTGCACGCTGCCGATATCGCTGGGGACGACGAGCTTTCCAGCGGCAGCAAGAGCCAGGATGTCAGAGGACCGTGATCCGACGTATGAGAGCTTCCTCACGTCGTCGGGTGAATCGCCCCGACGGGTGCCGGCAAGGACATTGCATCCCGCCAGAATCCACCCCTGTCCCGCGTCACCGTACACAACCTGTGCGATCGCAGGATATGGGCTCACCGTGTCGGGATCATTGCCGCGAGCGAATGTCTGCAAATCCTGCGTGATGATCGATCTAATCTGGTCGGCCTGTGCCGTCGACAGATACAGGGCCGTGACAGGGACGTCGAAGATGTACGGCGCGGACGGTGCCTTCGTCTGAAGCCCACCGATCGCGTATGAATACAGCGTGTCCGGTTCGATGTTGTCATCGACAAACGCGAAGAATCCATCCCCGCCGAGCCAATCGTAGAAGGAGATCATCTGCATGAACTCCGGAACGGCCTTCAGCTCGGCTGTGGACCGCTCGAGCGCTGCGTTCGTATACGTCATCATGGGAACGTCCACCATGCCGAACACGTCGCGCTTGTACACGGAATAACCCGACGCATCACGCATCTTTTGCCAGCAAACGATCGTGCCGTCCTGGCGTTTACCGTCACGCACTACGTTCGCGGTGAACAGCATGTAGGGTTTTCTCTTAGAGAAATCCAGCTTCGCGAGCGAATCTAGCGCCCGCTTTCTCTTCACGTAATCTCCGTCCGGCTGGTATCCCAGGATGTCAACTAGCGGATCGCCGCTCTGGCGTGAAATTCCGTCAACTGACACTTCGAAGGATGAGATTTGGGCGGCCGGAGAGTGACGTTCGAATGTGATTGTCCCGGCATCATAGGCCAGAGCAACCTTAGAGAGTTCGTACGTCGCCACTTCAAGCTGGCTATCCTCTAGCGAGGTGATTCCCAGCGGTGTGCCGTAACGTCTGGTCGAGTTCAGTTGCCTGAATCGAGGGAACGGGTTGTCAGGAAGAACGTATCCTCTGGCGGAGGCGATCGCACACACGGAGGCAATCCTGTCAAACTGCGTCATGATCGCCCCCCTGATGATCATCGCCGCCTGCGCGGGACTCAGACCGCTGTCAAGGAACCAACTGAGTCCCATCGCGGTGCCCACCTGAACTGCCAGGTCGGTGAACGCCTTGATATCATCGGATGACGCCTTATCGGAGACAGATCCGATAAGCACATCGGCGATCCGCTGAGCGTTCATCGAGACCTCCATTTGGCGATCGGCCTAGAATCACGCGACAGTGTCACCTTCTCGCGATCAGAAAGCGTAGAGTAGAATTTACGATCGTGAGGTGAATCCGTCAACACGATGCCAGCGTACGTCCAGTCGGACTTGCGTCCCGCGATATCCACGGCGCGGACACGATAGAAATACGAGTTTGCAGGATTGACATCGCCGTCGACGAAATACCGGTTACCGACGTAAATCGTCTTGTCGAGGGAAAGTTGGGGTGTCGCCAGGCCCGCAGCTCGGCTGGACTCACGTTTAATCTCAGCCACCCTAGAATACGCCAACGATCTAGCTTCGATCGAATCCATCGAAACGATTTTGGATCCGAAAACCTTGTTCGTGACGGCGCGCTCGACCTCCCACCCGTCAACGAACGTGGCATTATAATTCCACGACACCACGATGTGCGCAGGCCGCACAGCCAAGGAGGTCGAGCGCGCCCACACGATTCCGGGCTTATCCGCGATGGGAGCCACCACGACCTCCACGGGATCGGTATGTGGACTGACGTAGCCCCCGCTCTGCATCGCGATCACACGGTACTCATACCCACGTCCGACGAGGGCATACGGCGGTCGATAATTTGGAGACTCTGCGTCAGAGACGGGATCGACAAAATAAGAGGAGGTAACGGCGGGCATGGCCTGCCAGTTGGGGCGACCGACCTGGCGCCGCTCGACCTGATACACAGAGCGAACCGCCGTGGCAGACAGCGCGTCCTGGTCTGCGATTAGCTCGTGTGGTGAGAAATCTGACGTTCCGGGTGTCCAGTTGATGATGACAGCTTTGGGCACACCGAACGGGTCAAGCTGCAATGAGCAACTCACCGCTACTGGTGGATCGGCGACGGGTTTGGTCGTGACTGTCATGGCCCGTGTGGTGACGGGAGAGGTCTTGTTTCCCCTGATGTCGACTCCCACCACCGAATACTGGTACGGTCTGTCATATCCGATCGCGGTGTCAACCATCTTGGCGACACCCGAGACGGCGGGCAGAACGCCGAGCCATGGTTTTTGCGTTCCCTGTAGGATGGCACCGGCCCGCGACCTGCTACGTTTCGGATCTGTGGTTCCCAGGCGGATGTGATCGGGCTGCGACGGCTGGTGGTACCCCTTTTCTCCGACGCCGATCTCTCTCCTTGAGATGATGAACGAGGTAATACGTGGATCGTCGGACGAGACCGCGATGTTCACCGTACGAGCGCTGATGCCTTGCTCAGCGGTGATGCTCGGTAGGGCGAGCGGGATACGCTTGCCGTGATCGGGAATGAGAACAGAGCACGAAAATGGCGTCTGTGACTTTAGACCGTATGCATCAACGGTGTAAAATCGATAGTCAGATCCTTGTCCAGGCCGAACTCCCTTATCGACGAACGTGATCGAACGATCATGACCGGCCAGCAAGTCGCCGACATGTACGAATCCGGAATCACCCTCCCGTGGAGAAACCTGCGTGATCATGGCTTCGCTAGACCCCAACAGGCGGACCAACTCCGGGGTCGTCCCGCCGCGTCGGAAGACCTCGACGTGGTCGACGTACGTGCCACTGCAGAGAATGGAGAAACGCGGTCGGCCCGCAACTACCCCGTACATGACTCGTGGAGCGGCGGGCGGGATGTGACGAACGATGTCAGCCTTGACGAGACGAGACCGCGGACCGTCAAGACCCCTGTCAGACATACAGGTGGCGTAGTACGTGTACGTCTTACCGTAGACCACCGACGGATCCTCAAAGATGATCTCGACGAATCTGCCGACACGCACGTTCGGCCTGGGGGGCACACGACCGACCTCGCGAAATCCGTCAACATTTCCGACGGTGACCGCGATCTGCGATGAGCCCGCAACGGAACCGCCGCCAAGGACGTTGATTCCCTGCTGTTGGCCAACCTTAAGCGGGATCTCGGGCGGAGTCGGGACCGTCTGCGCTCGCTGATTCAGGAAGAACGAGACGTTCTGCAGGACACTCGGGTCGGCGTTGGAGACCGAAAGCAACGCCTGCGACGTCCCGATCTTGTTGGTATTGATCGGTAGCGAAGCCGGACGCAACGAGGCCGATGAGACGACGCTGCGAACAGGGCTCATCGTATCATCCCTGACAAACAGAGAAAGCTGGTTGCCGATACCGACGGCGCCACCGCGAAATGCCGACGCGGCGATCGGATCGCTGATCTTTTTCGTGTTCCCGAACGGGATCTGCTGTAGAGCGGATACGGCCGGTACCGTCACGTCGAGACGGCCGCCATCGGCGCGCATCAGTCTGACCTGTGAAACCCGGTCGATGTCATCAACCGAAATTGAGACGACGACCCTGGCGTAGTAACTATCGCCGACCCCGACGGCGCGGTCGGAGACCACATCGATCTGATCAATCTCGGGTTTGGGGGGAGAGACCTTGGCACCGCCGGGAGACGTGCTAATGCCAAGATGTGAGGTCGAGCCGACGATAGCAGATACGGTCGAACCGATCCCAGGCTTCTGTGCGATGACTGATGCAGAGCTGACGACCTGGACCGGATCGCGGACCACGACTGACGTCGACGACTGCTGCGGGTTACGGATCACGACCGGCGAAGGTACCGGGTTGAGGACGGCGACAACCTGGATCGGATTCTGACCGAACGTGTTGATGTACGTCGCGGCGGAGCCGGAGCTCACCGTCTGAAGCGGTTGCACGCCGGCGACGAAGGCGTCACGAACCGCAGACACCGCGAGCGACGACGCCTGGCTGAGGTTCGTGACCGCGGCACGGAGGTCGGTGATGTCGGACGTTTCCTGAGGAGGCGGCGGAAGCCTGCGGATGAAAGTCGTCACCGGCGTCTCCAGACGTGGGTGACATCCGGACCGAGGGCGTTACGGGGGGCACGGACGCTGGACGGATCGTCCACCGTGGAGAGATCTGGCGTGCCCTCCCCGTCGATGACCGCGGCAATGAAAGGGTCGAACGACCGACGGCCGGCGAGGTCCCGTCGGGGGTAAACCTCCGTGAGCCCACCGGATCCGCTCGAGAACACCCTGACCTGAAATCCTGGGTTGAGGGGCTCGCCCTCGCCAGAGATCCCCAGGTCGATCTGGGCGACGCTTGTTCCAGAGCGTCGGTAGGAACCACCGTCCCGCACCTGGTCACACATCAGATTGAGTCCGGAGCCCGAGGCGGGGGACGACATGTACGGCACGCGGTCATAGCCGGCGGAGGCTCGGAAGAGGTGGTTAACCGGCTCTAGGGGAGCCGTCGTGTCACGAACGTCTCGCACGACCGGAGCCTCCCACATCGGGATGGCCCGAATCTGGATATCACGGTCATCGTCCGAGAGGTCCGCCGCGGAGTACGGATGATAGTCCAATCCGTCATCCATGAGCGAGAATGAGATGAACTCGAGCTGGCCGAGGGCATAGAGCTCACGACCGCGCGTCGTCAGCACGAAATCGACCACCCGGTCGCGCTTATCCAAGAACCCCACGGACTTAGATAGCCGCCCCGCTCACAAAGTCCGCGGCCAACTCGACCAGCGTCCGTGACGGATTGACGTCCTGGGCGACATCCACGAGCAGACGTGGGCCGTCCAATAGCTTAGAGGGCGAGATGTAGGGGGCCGGGGGGAGAGAAGAGACGTGGACCTGTGACAACGGAACCAGTGACGCGGACGACAAGGGGATCTGGGGGACGCCGAAACGGTTGTTCAGCAGCCATCCCGGTGTGGATCCGGAGATGCTACCCAGCGTGCCCGACAGCCTGTAGAATAGGGCATAGTCGCCCACGATGGAGCCGGAGTTGAGAGCCACTCCGAAGGTCGCGCCGATCTCGTTATGTGAGTCTCCCGGAATGTACGTGTCGCTGATGAAGGCCTCCCAGCCGCCGGTCAGGGCGCCGGTGACCGTCGAGACGGACGTGTGCTGGATCAGATCCGTTCCCGAGATGCTGACAATGAGTTGCTCGGTGGCACGACGGGGGTTGGTGCCACGATTCGACCGACGACGGACGGGCGGTTGGGCCCACGTATCAACCAAAAACTCCAACCTGACCTGTCGAAAGTACATCGCCTGATACGAGGCCAGAGAGCTGATGTCGATACCATTTCCGCCGCGGAGGAGCAGGTTCCACGTACCGCTGATTTCCGTTCCCCTGAGGCCGGGCCTGCCACCTCGCCACTTATCAGGGGCGAACACGGCCTGGCCCGAGCCCGTAGTCGTCAGAAGCGGCATCTCCTTGTTGGAATATCCGGAGCCCGCGTTAGCCACACCTGAGTATCGTTTCTTCTGGTAGATCGGATCGAGCATCGGGTAGAGGGGTCTGATCTGCGTTGCCCCGTAGTTCACTCCCGTCGTGGGCCACTCGTTGACATCGTTCTTGCCACCCGGACCGGAAAGCCATCCCGCGGGCGGTGAGCCCGGCGCGCTGTACGTGTTCGATCCCGAATACTCGTGCTCCGACGTCCACGGAACGTCAAATCCCCACGCGTTATTGAAACCGAAGTAAGAGTTCGGCGCGCCATTGTAATTTCCGGACGTGGACGTGCTCACGGCGTGCCGCGGGTTGGGAATGGTCGCCCCATCACAGAAGATGGTGCGCATCGATCTATCACGATGCCATCCGGGGTACATGTTGATCGTATCCGCAGAACCTGATGCCATGTCATAGTCCCACGTGTTACCACCCATTCCCTCCCAAAGGAGGAATGTGTTCCAGTAGAAGTTTGACAGCGGCCACGGTCCGAACATCAACTTACCGATGGCACCAAACGAGGCAAACGGGCTGAAGTCTCCCAAGTTCGAGTTGAAGACGTTGATCAAGGCCGGATCGTTCCTGATGGGGTGCGCGTGGCCCCAAGAGACATTGGGTGACCTGATCGCAATTCCGACGTTGGCGAGCGGGCCCGCGCCTGCGGGCGCGTTCTGATTCAAGCCAGATCCTGAGAGGTTGACGAACTCGATCCAAACCTTCAGGTCGACGATCTTGCCAGAGGCCGTCACCGGGATATTGATCTGGCACGGAAGCAGTAGGCCCGCGCCCTGGTTTGGCCCGTAGATCGAAAACGCCGATCCGTAGATCTCAGACAGGCTTCCCGTGAGGTTGGTGACGTCCGTTCCTGTGCCGGGATAGTAGTTGATGGCAGTGAAGGCGCCGAAGATGCGCTGTGTGTCGTTGATCGAGGCCGTCTGCTTCACGATCACCCTCTGGTACCTGTTCTGCTTGGAGTAGAACAGGCTGGCGCTGGCCGGGACCGGGGACGACTCTAGGGGAGCGGAACCAGATCGCCAGTAATTCAGGGTTCTGGTCTCAACGTAGCTCGACGTGAGGGAGACACCCACGAACGCCTGGTTGAATCCCACGGACTTATGGGTCCAAGACGGAGAGGCGAACGTCCCGGTGAGCGTCGAATCGACAGTCGTGGAGTACGGTGCCGGCGTTCCGATGTAGGACGAGCTGAGGCCCAACAGCGTTGCGTTATACTTCGCCCGCTCGTACTGACGACCGTACGAAACGCTATTACGGATGCTGAGCGATCCCGTGCGGATGACCGGAATGGTCGAGCCGGGATTGGGGGCGAAATGAGTGAAATCGTTGGGATTGCCCGTGTACCGTCCCACGCTTCCGGTCATGACGGTGGACGAGAACTTCTTCAACGACAGGGTCTTCTTGGCCACCGTCGGCCTGGTGTGCGCGACGGAGGGCCCGCCGGCGAAACCCGCCGTCAGCTTCTTGCCAGGATCGTCCGAGAAACGGATGCCGCGCCGCGGCCTGTAGACCTTGGTACGCTTCACCGGAAAGTGTCTCCCCAGAGGTCACTCATGGCGACCGAGCCGCTGATGTCGATGATTCCGTCCCTCACTGGCCTGATCTGGTACTGATACTTCGGACGCTCTAGGAGGTGACTCTCTACGATCAACTCGTCTCCCTTGAAGATCGTCCTCGCCGGGAGCAGCTTCTCAACCACCTTCACGAAGGTGGAGTCGAAGAAATCTAGCATACCCACGAAGAGGTTGAAGTCGAGCTTTCCCTGCAGCCTCTTGAAGTAGGTCTCCCGCATCTGTTGGAGGCCCTCGTACTCCCCGCGGTAGCGATTCATCGGAAGGCCCAAGACGTTATTCAGCTCATCGTATGAGGTCATCAGGTGCGAGATGTCCTCATTCAGCTGATCGTACATGTTGAACTCCAGCGACACAAACCTCTCGTCGTGATAACGGTCGAGAGGATCGATGCTGGAGCTGTAATACGTGCGAACCTTCTGCTGGTTCCAGCCGTAGTCGATGCTGGGAATGTACGAGTAATCCTCGAGGAACTTCTTCGAGGTCAAGGAATTGGGGGAGAAGTGGCTTCCCGTGGGGATGAACCCGTTCAGGGTCGAGGCCATGCCGTAGAAATTGCCGTTGGCGTCGGCGATCGGAGCATCGGCCATGCGCCAGTGAAGCACCAAATTTCGGTTGTTCCAAAACGTGTCGCGTCCGTAGCTCTCGAAGTGCTGCGCGTGCGCCGCGAGCTCGACCTGCGTGAGAACGTCAGACCACAGCCGGAACTCCTGGCCCCAGAATTGTGCCCGCGAGGGTTGGAGAGAGGACGATCCTAGCTCCAACTTGTAATAGTCCCAGCTGTTCGGATAACCGATCGAGCCCGAGTAGGTCACGCTGGATGACGCGAATGTCTGTTTGCCGTCAACGTACTGCAGTACGTTGATCGAGATAGACCCGGTGGACAACTCACGCACGACGGAGACGTTATAGAAGCTGTCGTCGAAGATGGAGGCCGAGGCCATCGTGAGGCGGCCTGCCGAAGAGGTGAGGTATAGGTTACCCGTGGTCGCGGTCGGCGCGGGCTTTTCATACCAGAGGGCCCACACGCCCGATCCCGTGATGGAGGAGCCGGAGCTGAGGGTCACCAGGGCGCCCGACAGCTCTGTCGGGGCCATCGTCGTGTCGGTGGGGCCGGGGAACCTGACCCGAAACTCCACGGTGTACCCAGACGTCGACAGGAGCAGGGGGGCGCCCCCGGCACCAACCGATCCGGTTGATCCGGACGTCGCCATGCCCAGGTTCTGGGCAAGGTATAGGATGATGCCGCCGAGAGCCACTTAGTTCACCAGGGGACCGTCCAACCGAGAGTCTTCAGGAAGTTCGAGGCCACCCCGTCATCACTGAACGTCTCGGCCAGCGTGCCCGTCGCCAACGCCGCGTAGACGTGGACGCCGGAGATGGACGTCTGTGACCAAGGGAAGGTCGATCCGCCGACGAAGAAGCTTCCCGTGGAATTCGCATTTGGAGTCACCTGTACGAATGTCCCAGTGAGACTCTGCTTGTCCGTGTACAACTTCACCCGAGAGTTCGTCTTATCGTAGACGAGCATGAACGGGTGGACCGTCCTGTCCGTCATGACGATCGAGCTGGTGACCGACGATCCCCCGCAGTATAGCGCCAGCGTACCGGTGCTCACCACGACGCCGCCGACGGTCGCCGGGGCGCCCGGAGAACCCAACACGGGTCCCATCGTGATAAGCCCACGGCTGAGGCCTGACTGGATGCCATCCATGATCGCAGAGTAGACGAGCACTGCGAATGACCCGCTTGCATCGAACGGGCCGACCGGGCCGCCAGTCACCCGAAAGAAGTGCTGGTTGGCCGCGAGCGTCTGGATTCCACCGCGTGTCCAACCCTGCGACCATCCGGCAGAGAGGGGGTACTGGTAGTTGTCGATCGTGCTGTACACGCCGTTCATCCCGCTAAAGGAACGACCGACCCACACGTCATTCGTACACGCCGACGTTCCGGCGTTCTCCTGCATGTTCCAGGCCGCGGTCCAGGGCTTCAACCCCAGCGACGTCCAGTGGAACGGGAGGAACGGGAGCTTGATCGTGCCAGAGTCCGTCGGACAACTAGACCACGTGACGTTCCAACCCAGCTTCTGAAGAAAGGCTCCGGCGGTGGCGGGATCCGACAGGGACTCGGCCACGGACCCCGTCGCGACGGCAAAATACGAGAATGACCCCGAGATATTGCGACCCGAGCCGGTGTAGCCCCCAAATCCCTTCGGGTTACCGTCGGCGGTGAACTGCCACGATCCCGCGTCGCTGGCGGACGTGATGAGGCTGACGTCGGTCGCCCCGAGGCATGTGAACGAGCTGGTGTTCACGACCAGCAGGTAGGGATGGACCCTATCGCTGATCTGGACCGACTGGGGACCCGTCAGCTTCTTCAAGAAGGTGTTGAACTCGACCCCGGCCATGCCGGTGTTGGCGTTGAGTGGATCGTAACCGATGTTTGCGAGGTTGATCGAGCTGCCGCGCAGGACGCCCACGATCTGGTTCTGAATGTTTCCCATCTGCCCGACGTGTGCGTAGCAGAGGAACGCGATCGACTTCGTCATCCCGGGCCCGTTCGATGACGGCCAGCTGTAGTTCATGGCGGCGGATCCCGTCATGACGATGAAGTTACGGAGCCAACCGGGCTCAGCGGACTGGTTCTGCGGTCCCAGGCCGGCGCCCGCCTGCACGGAGGCAGTCAGCGCGATGGTCGTGGAACCCGAGCTCACGAGGTTCGATCCGCTGGGCTCCTGGAGTCCCCAGTAGGAACCCCACGGGGATAGACCGAGGGCCTGCCAGTGGGAGTCCTGCAAGGGCATTTTCGGAGCAACCGCAGAGCCAGAATCTGAGGCGATTACGATGAGTGACGCGGTTCCCGGCGTACCTGGTGCGAGGGTCGCCGTCACACCGATGGTGGCCCCCCAGATTTGCCCGGGTGGCATCACAGATACGATGCCCGTGTTGACCCCGATGGTCGCGATCGTGGTGTCACTCACGGACCAGGTGACGGTGTTGGTGATGTTTTGCGTCGACGAATCGGAGTACGATCCGGTCGCGGTCAGCTGGTTGATGTTTTGGTTCATGGCATCACCACGGGAGGGACCAGCCGAGGGCCTTCAGGAAGGAACTGGCTCGGCCGTCATCGCTGAGTGACTCGGCGACAGAGCCAGTACAGAACGTGTAATACGAATAAGAACCCGATGCCGTGTTTAGCGCCGTAACGCTGGCGTTCCCGATACCCATCGAGCTGGTCAACGAGTTGGCAATCTGGAGGCCTCCGCCAAACGAACCGGTGATCTTTTCCATGTCGGTGTAGAGCTTCACACGCGAGTTAGTCTTATCATAGACCAATAGCACCGGGTGAACGCGTCCATCGTTCAATGGCTTCGTCCCTGGTGTCGTAGTGCCCGAGCAATACAACACAGGGATCGTCGACGTGTTCAGCTCCACCAAGGTCGACATTCCACCACCGGGGGTGGTGTTGGCATTTCCGCTGCCCAGCACGATCACGGTCGCCGACGGAGTCGGAAACAGGCCATAGACCATCATGGCCATCGAACCCGTGGCATCCCAGTTCGGTGGAGAGCCGTAGACGTTCAGCAGCGTGAAATTGTTCGTTGTCGCCTGAGCGAGCGTGATGAACTTCCGGGTCCACGCCGGGAGGGTATAGGCGTAGGTTGGAGCGCCGGTGGCAGTGAGTGTGAGCGAGGTGGACCCGCTACCGACGGCGTTGCCCGCGCCTTCTTGTAGGCCCCACCATGAACCCCAGGGAGATAGACCCAATGCCTGCCAGTGTCCGTTCAGCTGTGGCATCTTCGGAGCCACGGATCCGCTGTCGCTGGCGATGACGTGCAGCGGGACGCTGGTCGAGACACCCTCGATCGTGGCCGTGACCCCGACGTCGGCACCCCAGATCTTACCGGCGGACTGGATGGTCAATGTTCCAGGATTTGCGATCGTCACGATTGAGGTGTCGCTCACTGTGAACGTGGCGAACGAGGCGAGGTTCAAACTCGTCGTACCATCGCCGTACGTTCCAGTCAAGGATACCTGCGTTAGATTCTGTGCCATTCAGACCAGGTAAAGGTTTCCTGCGCCAGGAGACAGCGACAAAGAAGTCAGCGTAGAGGTCACGTAGATAACTCCCGGAGAGGGAGACACGATGATCGAAACGAGGACGACACCCGTAGGGCCATCCCCCGCCGTGCCCGTTCCTGCGAAGAGGAGGGTGAGGCTCATGGCTCAGGGTCCGACGATGATCCAGGTGATGTTGATACCGCAGGTCGCGCCGCCAGCCATGTTGACGGCGGCGTTGAGGCCCTCGTTGGCGTTGGTCTGCAGCCAGCCGTGGGGGTTGAACGGCAGGATGAATCCTCCGTTCGCAGGTGCAGTGGTGAGCGCGGAGACGTTGGTGATAGTACCGGCCGATCCGGTTGAGATCCAACGAAGTGACGCGACGGCCGGATTCATGACCTGCGCCGAGAGGAGGCGAATCCTGTTGTTGGTACCCTGCGGGGGGACGACCTGATTGGTCGATCCCGAGATCGCGTCGGAGAACGAGTACTGCACCGTCCTGACGATCGAACCCGAGATCATCTGCCCAGACTGATCCCAGGCGGAGCCGACCGGCATCGGGTTCGCGCTAGACACGGGGACACCACCCACCAGCAGTCCCGTAACCGATCCCGACTGGGCGATCAGGTTGGAAGAGTTGGCCAGGGCGACCACGACGGGATTCGCGGTGTTCACCGGCTGGCCTCCAATCAGCAGCCCCGTCACGGAGCCCGACTGTGGTTGCGTCGGAATCGGGTTCGCGGGAGTGTTGATGAGGCCGTTGACCATCAGGCTCACGAGTGAACCCGACACCGGCTTAGTCGACAGCGGATTGGCTGCGGAAACCTGCGCGCCGGCGGTGATGATGCCGACAGAACCGCTAACCGGGGCAGGATTGTTCTGGCCGATGGCCACGCCTCCCACGAGAAAGCCAGCCGAGCCGGTAAAGGGAACCGGGTTGGCCAACGAGGCCTGCACACCACCGATGAGGATGCCGGTCGATCCCGTGACCGGGACTGGATTCGCCTGCGAGACAGCAGCTCCGCCGACCAGGAGGCCGGTCACGGAACCTGACTGTGGTTGCGTAGGGAGCGGATTCGCCTGGGAGACGGCCACACCGCCGACCAAGAGTCCTGTGACCGAGCCCGACTGCGGCATCGTGCTGAGCGAGGTACCCACCACGCTGACTCCCTGCGAGCCGGACGCGATGACGACCTGGAACGGATTGGCCGGGGTGACAACTCCGCCGTCGGTTCCGGCAGGTCCCGTGGCGATCTTCGAGACCGGGATCTTCGACGTAGTGACGTCGTCGGTCCTCAGCGTGTCGCCGCCGGCTCCCGGGTTAAGAACGGTGTTATTGGCCATTGATCGTTACCTATTCATCGTCCTGTGAAACTAACGGTCGCGCCGCTGACGAACTGGACGGCGTAGACGGACTTTTCTGAAGCGACCCTTTCCGCCGGGACCCTTGTCTCGGACTTTCGGGCGTATTCCTTCAATCGGACGAACCCGCTGTCGATGCCGTAAGACCGGAGGAGGGCATCCACGGACTCCCTGGTGCCCTTGGCCTTATAGATGTACAAGAGGTTGAGTAGCACCCGACGCCAGAGTTGCGCCTTGATCTCAGACATCTGGGTGGCCAGGGGAACGTTTGCGGACGGCCCGGGCCGCACACCCCGACTAACGAAATATCGCATGGCGTCTGTGTTGGCGAAGCTGCCATCCAGCTGCCAGCCCATGAAGTCAGCCAGATGTGGAAGGATGTCATCCGGGGCCTGGTCATAGCTCCCATACAGTACCCGTCGCATGTTCACGAGTTGGCCCACGTACAGCTTGATCCGATCGAAGTGTCGGGCCAAAATCAGGGCGAAGTTCTGGAAGACATCCGAACTCTGTCCGTTGATCCGACTGAACGCATCCGGAAAAAGGTTGTAGATGAGGCTGGGGTTGGATTTGTCGTATGTGTTACCCGAGACCTGGGCCGTTACGACGTATGAGACGACATTTGGATCGGCCAACGACAAGATGGGCTGGCCCCCGACATCCTGGTGGAGCGATCCGGATCCCCTAGAACCGGAAAAGAACGCCTGGAGCCGGCCGTCGAGACGATGGCCGGAACCATCTCGTACGATCGAGGAGTACGATGGCGGGGTGCTAGGGCTCGCCTCATTGAAGTTCCAGGCGGCGACCAAGTTGGGTTGGGAGTACGTGCGACGATTGAACGTACCCGTCAGGTCAGCGGATGACCTCGCGGACTGCCACACACTCACAGCGTCGATGCTTCCCGTGAAGGGCCGGACTACCTGACCCGTCACGGAGCCTGATCCGATGTAGAATGACCCTGACGCCAGGTCAAACCGACTTCCCAGCAACATTGACACCTGTGAGCCGAGGGTCGGGAAGGTACCAGTCGTGGCCGAGTATAGCGACAGGGTGCCGGTCACGGAAGACCTGTCAAGAACACCTGCGAAGAACGTAGCCCCGGTGAGCGCCAGCGAGGCCGAAACAGTGGCTGTCGTAGACCCCGATTGGACGTTAAACAGCACCTGAGAGCCTGAAACCATCACCGTCAGGCCATCTGTGGTGCCCTGTCGTTGTTTCTGGAACACAACCATGACGTCATTAGATCCCGTCATGGCCGGGACGTCGATCCACCCTTGGATGGACATGGAGCCGGTCCCTGGGCTGATGAAGGACGTCCTGGCGACTCCTGACTGGACGCCGAAGTCTGTGAAGGAGACGTACGATGATGAGACGGCCGGATTTAGTCGGAGATGTCCGGACCAGGTCGGCCAATTCTGTAGAAAATATTGCTGGAACCCATCAAGTCCGTTAATGAAGGCCTGCAGGTCGTCGGCGGTCCCGTCCCACGGATAGCTATTCAGGATCTCGTCGGCGGTGACGTTGACGTAGGATTCGGCCGAGTTGAATGTGACAAAGTTGGCGAACCGCGAATAATCGACGAGCAGCTCTACCGAGTCGGTGCCCGATGCGAGCCTCGCCACGAGGTCGTTCTCTGGAGAGATTCCAGAGAACGACGAGCCGTCCTGGCTGGAGACGGCGGAGGATCCGGCCGAGCCGAACGATCCGTCAAACAGCTTGAACAAGTCAGCCATCGATCACACGACCTTGAACCGGAAACCCTGGTCGACGAGCTGCTTGCGTCCCTGTTCGACGACAAGGAAGATGATCCTATAGACGTTCCCAGAGTGCAGGTTTGTCATGAAAAGCTTGAAGCTATTGCCATTCGCGCCGTAGGAGAGTCGAGTGTGCTGTTGGGAACCGGTTCCGAATGGGATGACCCGCTCTCTCGTGGAATCATTCTCGATGGCGTAGTAGGCGCTCTCCACCACGTACGGCACGGGACCCATGGAGGCCGTCTGTAGAATCGGCAGAGTGTGGGGACGCTTCCTAAACAGCACCTCGAACACAGGTACGTCCTCGGGCAGGTACTCATCCTGAAGGTTGCGAATCCTCGCGGTGAGGAGATTCTGAGTCACAGTCTGTGATGGAGAATTGGACGAGAACGTGAATGTTCCCGTCGAGAACGCAAATGACCCGGAACCCCACTTGTCGAAAAAGACCGATCCTGAGTAGGATCCGCTCGGGAGGGCGAAAGAAGCGCTGTAGACACCCGTCGTGCCGTGGGAGGCGGTCAACGCCAACAGCGTACCGCTCGAATCCTGGACGTACACGTAAACATTCTGTGCACTGAGGTCTTGATACTGCCCCCCGACGATGTTGTAAAGGTACAGCGTGCCCGTCCGGGCCCAGATCATGTTTGACCGGTCATCACGGAGGTAGTCGGTGACCCTGGCTTCGATGTACGGCACGCGGTCGACGTAGTCAGTCTGTCGCGAGTAGAATTTCTTGACGTAATAATTGCCGTAGTTCAGGTCCGACTCGATGCTTGCGGTCATCCTTAGGCCCAGGCCGTAATTCGGGACGGTCCCGCTCAGCCAGCCATTGACCAGTGCCGTGACGTCCGCGTCAACGTTCTCAAAGCCCGAGTCAAAGTGCACGCTCGCCGTCGGAGACGAAAGGAAATCGCCGCCCGGGGTGACCCAATATGACGTCGAGGTGGGCTTTACCCAGTTGGCAAAGCCCAGATCGTCGAGCTCATCGACGTCAAAACCAGTGCCCTCGTCCCACGTCGATGAGACGGGTGCGATGGTCATGTCATAGCTCGTCGGTTGCGTCTCCCCGTGGCTCTTGTGGTTCAGATGGAGCCGAAATGTGAGACCGGCGGTGGGGATGTCACCGGACGCCGTGAGCGCGCAGAATGCCGAAAGGTCAAACTGCAACAGCGACCGGCCGAGCGAGGAGCTGCCCAGATCTCCGATGACCCCAGAGATGCCCGGGGCCTTGAAAACCTGCAACTCTTCGCTAAAACCAACGTTAGAGCCGGTGTTGCGCGTCGTGAAGGGAAGGACGTACTCGTTCGTGATGAACGTGTCCCGGATCGGGTAGATGCGATAGATCACTTAGCGCTCCCGACGATGTCCTTGTTAGGATACTTGATCTGGAAGATGGCCTCGGGAGGACAGATCAGCATTCCATCCCGCAAGTTGCTCGAGATGTCCAAGCGTACGTCAGAGTACGACAGTCCATCGGTCGTGCCGAACACATTCGCAAAGGTGACCTCATAGACAGAAGCCACACCGGAGACCCCGTTCAGCACCGCGACGACATCCGAGACCACGACAGGCTGTCCGATCTGCATCCTGTCAATGTCGAAGTAGTCGCCCAGCACGGAGACACAGTTAGACAGGACCTCAGAGCGGTTCTTTCCAGGCGTAACGGTGATTCCGAAGTGCACACGAAGATCAATGATGTCAGCATCGAGGATGTTAATCCCGTCCGTCAGCATCTTGAACTTGGAAATGTACGTCGCCAGGTTAGACTTCAACGTCGAGGTGGCCGTGGAGAGGTTTCCGTTGGCATCCAGAGACAGTACGTGAACATCGTAGCTAAACTGGGTGTCCTCAGAGAGCTTGGCGAAGACCTTCTCCGGCCGGCCGAACTTGGAGGGAATCGAGAGACATCGGGCGACGATGTCCTCACGAGTCACCATCCTATTCTGGGCTGCGAAATAGGCGGCCGCGTTAGCCTTGATCTCGCGGATGGACTCAGCGGGGGCACCGCCCGTCATCGGTTCGAAATTAATACAGCCAACCGACTGTTCCACGGCACCCTTCTTGGTGGCGTTCAGACCGGTGGACGAGAACGAGAGGATTGCCTTGGAGGCCTGTCTGACCTGCCTGGACGGAGCATTAGTCTCTGAACCTCCACCGATCCTGTAGGTGACCGTCAGGGTGGTATTGTGGGGCGATAGACCGAGACTTTGCGTCTTCAAAAAGTTCTGCGGATCGATCGAAAACGTGCTAAAGCTGTTCCTCCCCGCCAGGGGCAAGGCATAACTCGCGACGTTTGGAATCAGCTCATCATCAAAACTCGTTCCATCGCCAGAGCCAAAAACAAGGGTGCTCACGCCGGTAATGATGTTACGGTCAACGATAAACCGGTACGGTGCGGTCTGAAGCTTTAGGACGTACGGGACGACATTTGAGTCGCTGTTGGTGTTGGTCTTGGCGACAAACACCCAATCTTGCGCCAAGTAATCGACCTCATACCACTCGTTGCCCTGTGAATCTACCACCGAGATGACCTCGATGACATCGGGTTGGCTAAGGTCGATCCGACGAAATTGCTGGAAGTCTGTGACGCTGAATGTGTCGGTGACCGTCTTGCCGGCGATGACGTCCACGAACTTACCGAGGGCGAATGAGGTAGGGACACCGGTCGTGGAGTCAAACTGTGATCCGGTGACTTGGCGTCCCAGCGAGGCGGTGAAGTAGACGTCGTCGAGGGTCTCGTAGGTGGAGCCGTTGGATCCCAAGCCCTGGGATCCCTTCGCCAGGACGGGAGTGTAGGAGTCGTCGGGGATGACGTTTCCGTTCGAGTCCACGGTGGCCGGAACCTGGATGGCCCAGAAGAGTCGGCCCGTGGAGGGTCGCTTGCCTGCCGGCTTGTAGCCACGGAGCTTCGCGTTGGCCACAACGTTGGCCAACTGGGTAGCACCCTCACCCGACTCATTGAAGGCCTGGTCGATGTAATAGCTCAGGCCGTCTCCGACGTAGGCGGCGAACTCCATGATGGCCATGCCCGGAGAAGACTCGTTGAAGTCGGTGAACGACCCGGTCGCATACGCCTTCGCGTACGTCATGAGGTCCCTCTTGAACCCCTTGAAGTCCCTGTTCAGGAGGCTGACGATCCTCTCCTTCCTAACGTCAATCGCCATCGCGGGTCACCTCAGGTCTGGGGAAAGAGCTGGAAGAGCTCGATCGGGATGTTGCCGTACGTGAGCTGGAGCCTGACTCCGAAGCCCGGGTCCTGGACGGACGGGTCCTCCTCGGGGAAGACGATGAAGAGCCCACCGAGCTGCAGGTAGGGCAGCCACTTGGCGAGTTGGGACTTGATGCGGTCCGCGATGGCCCCGCGGACCCCCTTCGTCTTGGGCTCGAAGAGGAATTCGATTAGGTTGCATCCGAAGTCATAGTGCATCACCCTCTCGCCCCAGTTCGTGACCAGGAGAGAGCGCACATTCGACTCAATCGCCGAGATGATGTCGTTGGTCGGCTCGAGAAACCCGAGCGAACCGGTCGACTGGGAGATGGGGAACGTGATTCCGATCGGCACTTTACGTGAGTGGGGCCGGGTACGGTGCCCCCGTTGCGGGGGTGACCGTCACGACGATACTCAGCGTATAGGTATGAAGCGCGTCGGCAATGAGTGTTGGTGCCAACTGGGGATCTGAGCTGGCAAAAATGGTCGGAGCGGAGGCCACCAAGAAGGGCTGCAGCGGCGGAACGACGGTGGTAACCCCCACGAGACCCGGCGCGGCCCAGGCGACGGCCATCCACATCTGTCTCAGGGCCTGGTCCAGGGCCGTGAAGAAGTCAGGTCCGGAGGCCGTGGTGGGCACGATGGCCGCCGGCAGCAGTCCGCCGGCGATGGCCGCAGAGGCGTAGCTCGCGTAGGCGGAGACCCACTGCTGCACGCAGCTCTGCATGTCCCCCCTGGGCATCGTGGCGGGCACGAATAGCGGTGCCAGAGCGTTCCGCAGCGTGGCCGGGTTGAGGCTCACTTCACCTTGTTGCTGGGACTGTAGACGGCCTCGGGGACGGGCTGGGCGGGCGGACCGGACATGCCCACGGCCGTCGGGTGGGTGTGCGGGACATGGACCACCTTCACGAACGTGTCACCGCGGAGGATCCGTTCTGAGGCACCCTCTCCGAGTGACACGTCTCCCTCGATGACCACCTTGCCATCCGACTGGACGATCAAGTAGGCCTTTCCCACGGAGAGCTTGAAGTCGGTCCGGGGGACGACCCGGACGCAGTCTGCCCGCATCAGCAGGGCGGACACGCCCGTGGACACTGATCCGATGGACTCGGTCCCGGCGTGCCTGTCGGGGTCCGACTTGGCGGAGAGGTAGGCCGTCGAGGCGTCGTTAGAGAATGACGGATCCTCTCCCCTCCGGCCGGCCATGAGGTGGATGGCGCCGGCGTCCCGGCCCTTGGTAGACGAGTCCAGGGACCCGTAGCCGGTGTCCACGCCGTCCAGCCGGTCCCTCCCCAGCAGGATGGTAGCGTTGTTTTGGTTCGCCAACATGGAGTCGCCGGTCCGGCGGTCCAGGCGGGGTACGTCCTCGTAGACCATGTCGCGTGACATCAGTCCTCGAAGAACTTGGTGGCCGAGTTGTTGGGCGCCAGGGACGCGCTCTCGTCGTCCTTCTGGTAGTTCTGCTCGTTGGGCGTGAACGAGTCCACGGCCGAACGCTGGAACGAGGGTGCGGTGTATGAGTCGACCCCCGGGTAGGCCCCGGCGGAGTCGTGACCGGACACCCTGGAGGTCCACATGCCGTGCTCCATGGACCCCTCGATCGGGTCCTCGAAGGTCACGTACACGTGCTCACCCGGGGAGACGGGAACCCCAAGCTGGTCGTACGGGGTCATGGGCCAAAAGACCCTGACGTCCTCGTCGTTGAGGAGCCGGTCGTATCCGTCCGTAAGGATCCGGGCCTTGATCGAGCCCTTCGGGTTGTTCTGGCCGACCCTGGCGGGGAAGGTACGAGACCGCCCATCCTTGCCGGTCACGGTCAGGCCACCGTTCCCGTCGATGTTCTCCAGTCTCCCCCCCTCGAGGTCCACGGCGAGCACGACGGCACGCCAGAGGTGCCTCTTGTCGAGGTGGTCACCCCTGGCGTGCCGGTTGAGCATGTCAGCCAGGATTCGCTCCGGCCGACGGAGCCAGTCAAGCGATGCCTGGCGCCTGGCCACTCAGCTCCTCCATGATAAGACGGGCCTCCTCGCGGACATGGGCCAGCCGGATCAGGTCCGGCCCGACCTTCCTCAGGATGGAGTCGGCCTCCTCGGCGAGCTTCTGGAGCCTCTCTCCGCGCTCCCTGGTGCGGGGATCGTCCATCAGTTCGACCCCTCGTCCACCGCGGCGTTGAACGCCGGTCCGATCTCGGACGCGAAGTCCTCGTCGTCGTCCTCGTCGTTCGGCTCCGTGGACAACTCCTTGGCGAGGGCCTTGATGGTGGCGACCTTCACCTGGTGCTGGCGGGTCATGGCGTCCGTGAGCTTGCCCACGTACTCCGCAATGCCCGCGGCCCGGTCTCCGGAGTACTCGTTGATCAGCTCATCCGTGAACTGGACGAGCCTTTCGCGGTCAACGTTGACGTCATCGACGAGATCCTGCACAAGCCGGCTGAGCTCGGTTTCATCCTTCTTCCCCACTGTGGAACCTCTCACGGAAGTCCGCGTACATGCTCTTCAGCCGGTTCATGTTGTGATTCACCTGCTTCATGGTCAGGTTTGTCATCTCCCGGATGTAGAGAAAGACGGCCTTCTTGTTGTAAATACTGACCAGGTGGGGATTCTGCAACAGGAAGACGATGGCATCCAAGACCTTTCGTTCCTGCTCCTTCTTGAGGAGTTGCCTCCACTTATCCATGTCACGGTGGAGGGAGATCCAGAACTCGCGGTCGACGACCTCGTCCTCGTATGACCGTCCGACGAGACTGGGGTCGTTCTTGACGACCTCAGAGTCGATGCCGTAGAAATTGTCCGCCTGCTGCTTGAGCCGCTTGTTCTTCTCACGGATCTTCCAGATGAACCAGTTCTTGACGACGACGTTAAAATAGCTGAAGGCCTTCTTACCCTTGTTCGGATCGAACTTCGGCAGGATCTCGTACAGGTTCGAGAGACACTCGTTCCGCAGCAGCTCCGGATCATCGATCTTGTAGAAGCCGTACAGGTACATCTGGCTGTCGATGAGCTTCACCAACGCGGGCCGGATGTTCTCCTCGAAGATCCTGTTTTTCTCTGGGATGTCAACCGTCCCGCAGTAGGTGGCGATGGCCCGATCGACGTCAGGGCCGAAGTAGATGGGCATCTCACTCCACGAGCGGAGGAAGGGCGTTGTGCGGAAGCTTAGGCTTCTTCTTGGGGGCCAGCGCGGTCACGTCCTGGGTGACCAGCTCGATCTGGGTGAGGGCGAACATGTTCAGCTTGTGGAAGGCCTGCACCTCCGGATGTTCCTCGAGCAGACCCTGAGAGAGGGTCTTCTTCAGCTCGTTGCTGTAGGCCTCGAGGACCGGGGCGATCTTCTCGAACACCTCGTCGAACTGGAACAGCCTCTTCGTCAGCCGGACGATGACGAAGATCGCCAACGCCAGCAGGAGGAGTAGGAAGATGACCAGGAAGATCATCAGTCGATCCCCGTCTTCGAGTATCCCTCGGCGGCCCACCCCAGCCCCTTGAGCTGGAAGGCCGACTTCGAGATCAGCTGCTCCATCTGGATGTCACCGCAGTCTGGCTCGCAGCACAGGACGGGACTCTCGTCCCGGATGGACCTCTGCAGCTCCACCACCTTCTTGCACTTCGGACACTCGAACTCGTAGGTCGGCATGTCACTCCCCGTCGGGTTGCTTCCAGGTCGAACGTCGAAGGGTCAGCTTTCCCTCCGAGTCCTCAATGAGGTCGAGGTCCCTGAGGTCCTGGGAGATGTCCTTCATCTCGATGATCCCCTTGCGGAAGATATCGACGATCATCAACAGCGTGTCATCAGCGAGCTTCATCTGTCCTTCCGACGATACTCAGTGCGGTCTCTCGGTCTGCCACGGCGGTGCGGGGCTTGGTCACCACCGTGCATGCGGCGGCGTTGGCGAACTGGATGGCGGTGTACGGGTCCGGGTTCCTGAGCATCATAGCCGCGAGGCCCGCCAGGAAGGTGTCCCCACATCCACAGACGTCAACCGCCTGGACCTGCGGGGCAGGAGCGGTGATCGTGTGGGTCACCGACTTGCCGGGAGAGATCTGGCGCCTGATCACCAGGTCGGCGCCCCTCTCCCCACGGGTGACCACGAGCATGTCAAAGAAACGCTCGGGGGCGGGCTCGGTCATCACCGTCCGCTCCCACTCGCTGGCGTTCAGCTTCGCCAACAGGGTCCCCTGGAACACCGACAGGTCGGTGATCTTGGTGTCGACCAGGAGACGGTCCTTCATGCCGAGCAGTATCTGTAGGTTGGCGTCGTCGGTGAGGTCCTCACCGTACAGGGTCCCGCCGTCGTAGTCGGACATGATGACCAGGTCCGGATCGTGGTACGCGAGATAGTCCCTGAGGAGCTTCCCCACCTGACCGCGCATGAAGGATGTAACGCGGGACCGGTTGTCCAGCCTCACCACGGTCTCACCCTCGAGGAGGATGCGTTCCTTCTGGAGGTGATCGCCAGGCCAGCTGGTCAGCTCCACGTACTCCATCGAGACGCGATTCTGGGAGAGCTGCTTGACCTTGGCAGCGAGGTCGGAGTTCATTACGCCGATCAGGTCGACCATGATGTCCGGCGCCAGCGCGGCCAGGTTGACGGCGACGTTCGCGGCTCCGCCGGGCCGCACGTCCACGGAACTCTGGACAAGCGCCTTGGCCGTCGGGGCGTCGGGACACATCTTCTTGAAATGACACTCCCGGTAGACGTCCTCGATGATGTCCCCGATGACGAGGACACGTTTCATCGGGTGTCTCCGAGGATCTTCGTGGTGGACCAGTTGGGCAGCATGGGGACTGTAACAACCTCGCTGTCCTTCCACCTTACCACAGATTCCGGTGCGTACTCCGACCCCTTCAGCACGGCGGACGGGCGCAGGATGTCCATCAGCCTCTGCGGGGTGTTCTCGTCGAAGATCACCACGGTCATGGGCCACTTGAGGTTGTTCAGGAGCGAGGCTCGCGCCAGCTGGGGCATGATGGGTCGACCCGATCCCTTGAGCCTCTTGACTGAGTCGTCAGAGTTCAGGGCGATGATCGGGCGCAGCTTACGACTGTACGCGAGTGTGTCCAGCGAGGCGATCAGGACCAGGTGTCCCGGATGGCAGCCGTCGAAGCAGCCGTTCGCCACCATGCACTTGCCGATGCTTCCGATGACCGAGTCGATCGCGTCATCGAAGAGATTCAGGGCCTTGGTGTCTTCGTAGAACTTGATCCTGGCGGCCACCTCGTCCAGGTGGACCGTGATCCGCTCACTCATCGATCACGGCGCGGCCCTTCTGGGCCTCCCAGTCGCGATCATCACGGATCTGCAAGTTACGCTGATGAAGCGCCTTGAACAGGTTGTCTGCGACGTCAGGAAACGCAGCCGACGTTCCGAGCTGATCGGCGATAAATGCCAGGCTCTGAGTGTCCTTCACGAAACAGTGACCGCCGTAGCCGAGGTGGCCGTCGGGACCCGGGACGTTCATGTGGCTGAGTCCGATGCGACGGTCGTACTGGGTCAGGATCTTGACGTCGTCGTACGGGATCCCGAGCTTTTGGCAGATCAGGAACAGTTCGTTCGAGATCATGACGCGGGCTGTCAGGTGGACGTTGGTCGATAGCTTGACCATCTCCGCCACGGCCGACTCAGTCTGCAGGATCTGCACTGGGCCATCTGGGTGGTCCTGATAGACGTTCCAGATGCGTTCCTTCCAGACACCCTCGAAGTACTTGTTGACGACCCTGGCATCCTCCACGTCACCACCGAGGATGACCCGGTTGGTCTTCTTGAAGTCCTGCACGGCATTGGCCTCCGTCAGGAACTCTGGGGAGAACATAATGCGGAGGGCGTACTTGTCCTGCATCTTCTTGGTGAAGCCCGGCGGGACCGTGCTCTTGATAACTACGACGAACGATCCGAGATCACGACCGACCTTGGTGGCCGAGTTCTGGATGTCCTGCAGGACGCTCTCGACGATACCGGTGTGACACTCTCCGGAGGGCTTCATGGGAGTGGGAACGGCGACGAAGATGACCTGCGGATGCACCACCAACATGTCCATGTTCGCCAGCAGCGACACGTTCGGTGGGGGCGTACGACCCTCGTACCCAGCCTTGTCATAGACGTGAACCTTGCAGAACGGTCGGAAGAGCTCCACCACGGCATTGCCGATGAAGCCGTAACCGACCTGGCCCACGATGGCATCCTCCATCTGGAAATCTTGCAGGAAGGTCGGAGACTGGATGTCGATCATTCGATGCCCTTGGAGAAGAAAGAGTGGAAGCGCTTGGCCTGCACGGCCCAGTTCTCGGAGGCTGCGAGGTTCATGGCGTTATAGCCGATCTCCTCCCACCTACCGGAGGAAACCATATCACCGATGATATCGGGCCACGCATACGGGTCCTCGACGATCCCGGTCATTCCATTCTCGATCAACCTTGACGGTGTGCCCATGTTGGGGGGGTATAGCACCAGGCTACCGGCCGCCATCGCCTGACGGTGACAACGCGAGGACGGCTCCGGGAACGTGGACGAGTACGGAAGGATGGCAGACTGATTGAAGAGGTCCCAGAGCTGGTTGCCGTTCCGGACCCCCGGAAGGTGTCTCACACCGGGATGGGAGAGGAACCCGGCATATCTGGCGATCGACTCCGGCTTCACATAGTCAGGATACGTCACGGTCAGGTGGAACCGGCGGTCGCGTCCCCACAGTCGGAGGAACGGAGTGATGAGCTGGTCCAGTCCTCTACCGGGGTCTGAGGCCCACAGGAGGTGGTAGGGGTCCTTCCTACCGGGGTGATAGATGGAGGTGTCCACGCCAAGCGTCATGCCCTCGTAGAGCCTCTGGACCGGCAGGATGCCCTTCACCTCCTCGGCCACCCGCTCCTTGTGCCAGGTAGGAAAGACGAGGATGCCGTCGAGCATCTCATTCTTGATGGCATTCATGACGTTATCCAGCCACTCCCGACCGTATGAATGGTCCTGGGAGAGGATGACGTTCCTGGCCATGGGGTCCGACAGGTCATCGAACCACTTTCGCCAGTGGACGATCACGTCATACTGGGCATCACCGTTCAGATACTCGTTCTCGGTGATGCAACGGATCTGTCCACAGCCGATCCCGAGGAAGTCCTCGTAGTACTTGACCGGTTCGGTCGTGACCAGGTCAACGTCCACGGGTGCGTGCCTGGCGTAGTAGTACGGCAGCTCGAGGTGGAAGCGGACGAAGGTCTCCCAGTAATCGGCCGGCATGTCCGAGGGCGGACGCTTCATGCCGACGAACGCGACGCGGAGGTTCCTCTTCACCAGACGTCTCCCTTCTTGAAGCGCATCTTGAAGTTCCAGTTCTTCCACTGGTGCTCGTCTTCCTCGGTGTCGAGAAAGACGAGGCCACAGTCTTTGGCCTTACGCGCCAAACTCGCACCTGTAAAACAGGTCTGGTGGAAGTTACCTGGATAGTCCTGGCCGCCGTAGAGACGCATCATGGCGGCCTCGGAGATCTCCGCGACGGAGAGGCCGCACTGGCCACACTTTCCTGCGACGGAGCGATAGTCATCCATCTCGAACCCACAGCGGTTGCACGGATACTCGCCCTCTGACAGAAGGGCGCGCATCAACACCCTCGCATCCGGTACCTGGATGACGACGGTGCCCTCCGGCCGGAGCACGCGAAAGCACTCCAACAGAATGAAAGGGGTGCTCGCATACGGAAAGTGTTCGAGGAAGTCCAGCATGAGGATCTCCTCCGCCGACTCCGACTCGAACGGCCAGGGGAACTTCGAGAGGTCCACCTCCCTGACGTCTGGGTGGGTCTTCCTGAAGTCTACGTTCAGATACCCGTGACGGAGGTCGTCTCCGCATCCGAGGTTGAGCTTCACTTCTTGTTCCTCACGATGAAGTCGGCCAGTTGTTGCGCGCGATGTTCCGGCCTGTTATTCTGCACCCACTGGTAGTTGATTTCGGCCCACTTCTGCCAGAGCGGCTTGCCGAAGTGTTCGCTGCTCAGATCCCCATCCTCTCCAGTCAAGAGAGAGATTAGGCTGTGGCGAAGACCCGCTTCGGTGGTGAACGCAGGGCTCCACGTCTTTCCGTGGGCCACGTTTGAGAGCAGGCAGGTGCGGGTCATGCTGACCTCGAAGTGTCGGCACTGCAGTCCGAACCCGGATCCGAACGGCTGGCCCACGTCGGTTGCGTGGTTCAGGACCACCTTCGACCGACGGTAGACCGCGAGGATCGTGAGCATGTCCTGCGTGGTGCCGAAGGCCGTCTTCCACCCGTTCTGGTCGGCGAGCTCCTTGGCCACCTCGAGCATTCTCCGACGGGAGGCGTGGGCCACCGGGTCTCCCAGGCTTCCGATGAAAGAGATGTCGATGTCCCTCTCGACCGGCTCCGGGGATGGGCAGTAAAGCTCGTCGTCCGCGGTCAGGAGGAGGGTCTCGGCGGCTCGGTAGCCCATCGTCTTAGCCAGGTCCGCGCCGTAGTCGTCGAAACTGAGGAAGAGATCGGAGTAGCGGCGCATCATCAGCATCATCTCACGGATGTGCGCGAACCTGGCGTCGTCCGGCTGGTACGTGACCACCGGATGTTTCAGGCCTCCGATGATCTCGGCCTCGCGTCCAACGCAGCTCTTGAACACGACGGTGGCATCGGCATCGGGGTCCAACCGATCGGAGTCTCCAAGGATGTTCGGATCGATCTCGAACACGATATGGCCCGCCCTGCGAAGACCCTTGGCGAAGGCGATCTCCGTTCCGAACGGGGCGTTGACCACGAAGGGGCCGACGAGGTTGAGTCTCACTTGGCGGCCCGGTAGCTGTCGGAGTCCTCGTGGTGGGTGCTGAACTCGATCAGCTCCGAGTGGTCGTCTAGCGCTGTGATTCGGTGGATGTCGAGCGGGACGATGACGATCGAGTCACCTGGGTCGAGGTGGAAGTCCCGCGGCACGCCGGTCTTGCTATCCACGCTCGTGATCTTGAACCGACCCTTGGCGCAATACATCGTCTCGTGTTTCTTGATGTGAAAGTGCAGTGAGGTCGCCCCGCCGGCCTTCTTGAAGACGAGCTTCTTGCCGCAGTACAGCTCGTTGTTGACGATCCACTCCTCGTGTCCCCACGACTTCGTGTGCTTGTCGACGTCCTTCGCCCGCTTGTGGTCGTTATCACTTGCCATACGTGTGCTCCAGGTCATCACGAACGTTCGAACGTCCGATGTTGGCGTGCTCGTGGTTACCGGCCAGGGTGAATCCCTGGTAGCGAGCGGCCAGACCCTCAGGCATCGCAATCTCCTTGACACAGGAGGCGCGGTGTCCCATGGCCTGCATGATGTAGTTGTCGAGGTCCCTAAACGAGACAGCCTCACCCGATCCGACATCAAAGGTCTGATGGCGGATCGGAAGGGGCAACGCGGGAGAGGCCAATTCTGCAGTCCTCTCGATGACCGCCTGGGCGACCCTTGTGACAGAGACGAAATCCCTGGCTGCGTCAGGGCTGTGCATCTCGAACTTGTCACCGGTCCGGTAGGCCCTGGCGATCTTGAACGGCACAGAGGCCATGTCGCCCTTGTGATGTTCGTGACGACCGTACACGTTGAAGAACCGGAGGCAGGTGGTGCGAACGGCGAGCCCGTTCAGGATGTTCTCGCCGAAGGACTTGGTCATCGCATACGGGTTGAGGGGGTGCCTGCGGGCGCCGGCCCCGTAGACGGAGGCTGACGAGGCGAAACAGATGGGCGTCCGGTAGGACTCGGCGGTGAGCGCCAGCTTCCGGACGTACGTCATATTCCGGTCGAAAAGGTCCTTCGATCCGAGGTCCTTGGTGTCCACCGCGGCGCCGAGGTGAATGATGGCCTGCACGCCGGTGGGATGTTCGACGAACTCCCAGGGCTCGACGACGTCAGAGCACCCCGAGAGATTGCTATAGACGTCGTCGAGGATCGACAGACGCCTCGTCTCGTAGAGAGGAATGAGATCACGGATGAAGTCCACCATCACGACGTCCCAGCCGATGCTGCGCGCCAGCCTGGTGACCTCGGTTCCGATGAAGCCCATGCCGCCGGTGATCGCTACTCTCATTTGTCTCCCCAGACGAAATTGACGAAATCGGCCGCGATGACCTCGGGTGCCGAGTTGAACGCCGCCACCATCCGGCCCCTCTCACAGAAAGGAGGGTTCTTGACGGTGAGGTCGAGGTATGGGGTGATCCCGTACGTGGCCAACCCACACGAAGCTGCGACGTGCATCATCCCCGTGTCGTTGCCGACGTAGGCCTCACAGCCCGACAGGTTCCTGAAGGACGCCTCGAGGTCGCCGTGGATATATCTGAACTTCTTGTGCCAGTCTTGGCCGAGCGCCCGGATGATAGCCGGGATGGTTTGGACCCAGTCGGCGACGCCGCCGGAGGTGATAAAGGAGGCACCGGGGTGCAGCCTGCAGACCTCGTTGATCAGTGCCGCGAATCGCTCGTTGCCGAAGTGTTTGGAGAGGCCGAATCCGCCGGGATCGCGCTTGTACCCGATGCCGAGGTAGACGACATCCGCACACCGCACTCCAGGCGGCATGAAGCTAGAGTCAGGAACAGGCAACCCCGCAGGATAGCCCAGCTCGTACGCATTCTCCATCTGGTAGAGCGCTTCATGTTTCTCCCACATGTCGAACCCGAGTCGTTCGACGTTACCCGGACGCTTCCGACAGTCGAGCACCCGCTTGGCCCGGAAGTGCACGCCGTTCTGCCAACGTCCGTCGAACGGGATGGCCATCACGGCGACATCGTACTCACGCAGGCCGTCAACCCGGCCGATGTGCAGGTCGTTGATAACGTCCTGGCGAAGGAGCTCCGCCATCACAGCGTACGCGCCGAAGTCATCTGGCCCGGCTCCCACCAGCACGTCTACCGTGCCCAGCGAAGCCAGGGCCTTGATCATCGGTACCGCGAGGACGGCGTTACCGATGCCAAACGTCTTTCCGACGAGGATCTTCACTTCTTGACCGTGTAGATCAGGTCGGCATACCCGAGCTGCCTGTCGACCGGGGCTGCCTGCCAGCTGTATCCCATACCGACGAAACCGCGTTCGTTCTGGCTGAGCATCTTCCAGATGGGCGGCGGAGGGTCGTACTCGAGTCCCTCGGTCTGCATTCTTCCGCCGTCATGGAAGCCAGCTCCGTGAAAGATGTTCGTCAGATCGTGGAAGTTGTAGAACGCCACGTGACCGCCATGGTAGACCTCGCGGTCACCTGAGGTGTGTGGGAAGACCCCGTCGCAGACGAGACTCTTCAGATGTCGCCAGAACTGGATGTTCGGCGTGTTGACCAGGACTGCCCCGTCGGGTTTGAGCACGCGGAAACATTCCCGTGCAAACTTCTCCGGATTCAGGAGGTGTTCGATCACGTCCAGCGCGACGATGATGTCGACCGACTCGGCGGGTAGGGGGATGCCGTCGACGTCTGTGTTCGCGTGGATGAACTCGTTTCCCTTCGCCTCCGCCGGACCGCGACAGATGTCCGAAATGTCGAGGGTGATACGACGTGAATAATGCTCACGAAGCGCATAGCCGAGGTTCCCGGTGGCACCGCCGATGTCCAGCAGCGTCCCACCTTTCGGAAAGTAGCCGTGGGCCGCCTCCGGGCTTTGGGTGATCAGGTGGACGGCGCGGTCGATGCGACCGTTACCGCCGTGATACGGTTCGTAGTCTGCCGGCTTCGCCTTGCGGGACGAGATATCATCGTACAGCTTCTTGAACGGATCCGCCATCGTCAAGCCATCTTAGCACATCTCGCCAACGCGATTCCACTGAAAGATCGTTGACGGCGTGGGCGTGCCCGACGGATGCGATGTGCTCCCTCATTTCATCGTGTGAGAGATAATACTCGACGGACTTCGTGAGGGCGTCCGGGTTGCAGAAGTAATCGCAGTGATAGGCCATCATGAAGTCCTGCCGCATGCCCGGATCCTCGATCTCCTGGCTCAGCATGAAGGATCCGACATACGGGATCTCGTAGGCGCGCAGGGTCTTGCCCCGGTCCGCCGCGCCGCGTAGATTCAGACAGATCTTCGACCTGAGCATCAGGTTGAACAACCTCTCCTTCGGAATGAACTCCTCGAAGCAGTCCGGCCTGGTCTCCAGGTAGATGTGGTTGTTCAGATTCGGGAACGTCTTGATGACGTGGTCGATGTATCTGGCTCGGTCGGGATGGCTGTTGTAGCCCACGAAGAAGATGTCGATGTCCTTCTTGGGGGGCACGGTCGGACGGGTCCAGTAGTGATCGAAGTTGCACGACCATCCGATCCTACGCGTGCGGAAGGGCAGGTTGACGTACTCGGGGTACCAGTTGTCGAGGAGCATCGCCTGAAGTCGCTCGCCGTACAGGCTGGCCACGAACTGCGGTGACTGGTTCCAGAAGCGATCGTGGCCCGCGACCACCACCACAGGCACCTTGGCCTCGTACAGGCCGAGCTCCCGGTACTTCTGGAAGCTTTCCATGCGCTCATCGAGCCAAACCCGTGTGTGTTGGCTCGGGTCGAACTTTCTGTCCACCCGTCTCGTGTCGTCCGTCGGCAGGTAACCGAGGGTCCGCCGCTCCAGGCCCCAGTTCGAATGGGTGTAACCCTGGACAACACCGGCCCACTCCCGGTGTTTCTTCTTCCACGGGATGTCGTAGACGTTCTCCACGCCAAGATTCTTGCGGAGGCCGGCGAAGCAAAGATCCAGGGACCAGTCCCCGCCGTCACGAAGATCGATGACGATCTCAGGCATCGAAATCCATGAAGTAGCCCGGAGGGAAGAAGCCAAAGAAGCGTCTCATGTGTTCCAGGCCGATGTTGGTCTCCCACGTCCAATGCAAGGTGAGGACCACGTCCTCCCCGACCTCGGCCTTGCCTGACAGCTTGGAGACCGCACCATTCTTCCAGAGCTCGTCTGTGCGACCGTACTCGTACGGCGGCTCGCTGTGGATGAACCGGTTGGTGCCCCGACGCATGATCGGGTTGGTCTCGGGACCACTTGTGATCTGCGTCATGGGCGAGTCGAGCAGGGCAGAGTACGTCCGGCCGTCGATGACGTTGCGCGGCGGCATGTAGACCTGGACCTTACGGCCCACGGCCTCCTGCAACGCCGTGTGGTGTTCCTTGAGCTGCTGACGGATCTGGTCCATCGTCATGTAGGACTCGAACTGGTTTCCGCTGTTACGGGTCAACCGAGCCTCGTCGTGGTCCGTGCCGTGCATGCCGATGACGCAGTCCGTCTCGTTCCGGAGGAACAGGAGATCGTCTACGGTGCACCGGCCGGGGATGACCCCGAGGAGATACCGCTTGCCCCCGATGCACTCGCTCAGACATCGGTGGAACTCTCGATAGGCCTGGAGGGTGTGCTGGGGTTCCCCCTTGGTTTGGGGGAAGTCGTCTACCCTGACACGGATCATCCGGGAAGCGGCCCCCGGTCCGGCCACTCGATCGGCGGGAGTGGCTTGCGGATCACGACCTCGATCGCGTACTCTCCCACGGGATGCACGTCCTCGGGGAGGGAGTAGTCGTAGCCCGCGTCGACCGTCCTGAAGTCGTGGATCTCCGCCTCTCCCGGGATGGCGACCTTGATGGTGTCCGCCAGGGAGAGCGTGTCCGGGACCTCGGCCCGGTCGGGCAACCAGAACGTCAGGTGTCCGCCGCCGCCCTCACGGTCGCGGGGGTTCCAGCGGCTGGGGTGCGTGGTCTTCTTCTCGTACAGGTCGCGGTGCGGGACGGCGACAACGAGGAACCCGCCCGGCTTGAGGACGCGGTACCAATTCTTAAGGGCCTCGACCGGGTCTGGCAGGTGTTCCAGGATGTGACTCGCGTAGACCGTCCCGAAGCTCTCGTCGGCCAGACCGTTCAGGGACTGCGCGTCACGGTCGCCCGGGTCGTTCTTCCAGGCGAGCTCGTTCTCGGTCTCCACGTAGGTCCACTGGTAGTCCCAGTGCACGGCACCGCGGATGGGAAGCGGATCGACCCCGGAGCCGATGTCGAGGACCGGCTCACGAACGAACCGTCGGTACCAGTCCTCACGAACCCTACGCTCGTGTGCCTTGCGTGTCTCAGCCATACGCGTCCGTCCCCAGTTCAAGCGACATCACCGGGAGGATGAAGTCGTTGTAAATGTTGCCGTTCATGTGGACACCGTCGTCCTTGTACCGACCCCCGATCAGGTCGTCGTCCCGGTCGTACCCGCCGGGATTCTGCTCGATCATACGGCCGGGGATGATCGGAATGATCCTACCACCGTATGGGTCGTCCGGGAGTCCAGCGATGCCCTCGATGAGTCGCTCGAGGGTCCTGTTCAGCCACTGGACCTTCAGGTAGTTCTGTGGTCCGAACGAGTCGACGAACTCCTGGGAGTACCTGAAACCGTAGTAGACGAAGACCTTGTTCTGCACCCGACCGGTCCGGATGAGGTCGTCCTCGATGAACCGACGATAGCCCAGCACGAGGTCCAGCACGGACGGCATGTGGATCATGCCGTCTCGGAAGTATCTCTCGTAGTGATAACGCAGGTCCACCTCGCCGAAGACGAGACCGACGTTCTCCACCGAGCCGTACCCATCGATCGTGTCGAGGATCCTCTTGCGGGCCCCGATCCTGGTCTGCTCCTTGCGCAGCCCGTACATGGTCGCGCCCGACAACTCGTTGGCCGTCGTGTCCAGGGTCACGATCCCCTTGGACTCGTGACAGATCCCAGGGGCACCGGTGTTCAGGAAGGGAAAGTAGACCCGCCAGTGCGAGTCGCCGAAGACGTACACCTCATGCGGCATCGATGATCCCCTCCACGTAGCGTCGCCACTCGCCACGGAAGCGCTCGATGGAGAGCGATCGCACGGCTAGCTCTCGGCAACGTTCGCCCATCTCTGGAAGAGCATCGTTCAAAACATGCTGAACCGCGGTGGCTGTGGCCTCCGGACTACGATTTGTGCGGGGGATGACGTAGCCAATCTCTCTATCACGTACTGACCAGAGAAACCCCACGTCATATCCGACCACGGGCACACCGCAAGCCAAAGCTTCGGCGACAAACATGCTATTCCCTTCGAAACCTGAGGGGTGTACGACGATGTCGGCCAACGCGAGGACCTCTGCTTTGGTTCGCGAGGCGCCTTCACGCTGCTCAACAAGAGAGTGTGCCTCGTCGAGCGACAGGATGTGACAGCTAGGGATCTTCTTCTTCAAGAATTCGATATGATCCCAGCCCTTGTTGAGGTTGCCGCGGTCGTTCACCCCGTGGATGATCAGAGGGTCGTTGAACCAGGTCGAGAGGAGGCGGCCGTATGGAGTAAAGACGTCGGTGTCGACGCCGTTGTTGATGACCCGCTCGACCTCGAAGCCCCACTGGAGCCGCATCTGTTCGGCGATGAAGTCGGAGACGGCCGTGATGTGCTTTCGTTGGGAGATCCACCTGCGGCGGAACTCGATCTGAACCGCGTGGTGGACGGGATTCTCGGGCTTGACGCCCTTGTCGACGTCGTCCTTGGTCACGTGTCCCCAGATACCGTGGCTGTGACTCACGGCGAGGGGTAGGTGCTCCAGGCCCTCGGCCCAGAACCCGTCGGCGATCACCACGTCATCACGGGTGACCTTCCTCGTCTGTACGAGGTAGTGGTTGAGGGTCCTGGCCTTCTCCCACTCGGGCATCCCGTCCATCTCCATGGCCCACGGGAAGTCCCACCAGGAGAAGTGCACGCACTCCCTGTCGGGAAATGCGGCGTGCAGGTCCCGGTTGAACTTGGGGACGCCGCCCCCCGCGTCGAGCGGGGTGAACGAGATGGTGACGATCCGTCTCACGGGATGTCGTTGGGATCGCGATCGAGGACCCTGTAGCAGGCCCAGCGGCCGCTCAGGTAGTCACAGCGCCACAAGTTGCCGACACCGTCACGGCAGTCCTGCACGTCCTGGTTGATGTAGTTGCAGTAGATCGGACCCGGGGTGATCAAGTCGACCGGCCTCGCCACGTAGGACGAGAGACACGAGCAAAGCAGAAGAAGCGACAGAAGGAATCTCACAGTGTCTCCTTGATCTTGGCCTTATCCGCGTCGCTCTCCGGAAGCTCCCGCTTAAGCCATGTGGACTTATCGTATCCCGCATGGACGACGAGGCCTGGGATGACCAGGTTGGTACGACCCGACCGACAGACAGAGTTCTCGTGGTTCCTGATGAGCCACCAGTCCACGCCCGACCCCATCCCGTCGTTCGGCTTGGCACGCACCCTACCAGTCTCCGGATCGAGTCGCGGGATCGGCATCATGCTCTCCCAGTACTCTCGGGTGGAGAACATCTGGGCCGCACGGATCCAGTCCTTGAGCACCACGCCGTTACCGAGATCCTTCTTGGTCTCGTGCTCGGCGCATTCCACGCCGGAGGCAAAGCCCAGCTTGTACTGCATGCCGTACGCGCGGTACATGTTGGCCAGCCTCGTGAGCCAGCCGGGGCTGTACAGGAGGTCGTCCTGGCACATCACCACGTACGGTGCGACCTTCGCCGGAACCCCATGTGACGGGTGGGCGTACCAGTCGTTGATCGACTTGAGGTGGGCGATCGCACGGTTGATCGTCGGACCCAGCCCCTCGTTCTCCTTCGAGGTGATGAGGTAATCCGGTGCCATGATCTCCAGCTCGTGCATGAGCTGGCGGCCAGGGTCACCGTCGATGCACACCGTGAGCCGCATCTGCGACCGGTCCGTGTTCGCCAGCAGCGAGTCCAGCGACTGGAGGGTCAGCAAACTGCGCCCGGGCTTGACGGTGACGAAGATGTCAACGACGAGACTTCCCACGGGACCTCGTCTTGGTGGAGGTGGACGTGGACTTCTTGCGACTGCGCTTTGGCTTGGTGGGAGCCTCG